TATAATCTAACATAGTTATTTGCATCTGTAGCTATTACAGCTTTTCCTGAACCTTCTAAATTGAAAAAAGTTGAACCTATTTTAGTATGGCTTCCTCCTGAAATAGTAGCTACGCCTTGACCTCCTTGAGCAGCAGAATCGTAATAAATTCGAAAGGCATTTGAAGTAGATACAGTTATTTTATTATCGTCTGCTAAATTTAAGTTTCCTGCTATAACAGTATCTCCACTTGCTGCAGCTACTGTAAATTTATCTGTATTTACTGCAAAGTTACCTGTTGAATTTAAAAAACTATTTGTTGCCAAAGAACCATCTACTGTAATTGCACTTCCTGATTCTGAAACTATTGAATCTGCTATTACTTGTGTTGCTGACCATTTAGTTAAATTTCCTGTTGTTCCTGTTCCGTCTACTTGTGAATGATCTAATTTAGTCCATTGATTGTTTGCACCAGCTATAACCCAGTCTCCTACAGTCCAGTTAGATATACCATTTAATGAAGTAGTACCTCCAACACTTACAACGTAATAATGACCTTGTGTTATAAAAGGACTATTATCTATTGTATAGGCTTCTCCTGTTAACATTATATCTGCATCTAAAGAAAGTGTTGTATCGCTATCTACGTTTGAAACTAAAGCAGTTTGACCGTCTACTTGATTGACTACTTGATCTCCTACCGTTACTGTTGAAGTGAAACTTGCAGAACTATCTACTAATTTATTTGCTGTTGTTGCAGTTGTTGTTCCGTTTGCAGCTTCGCCACCCCCAGAACTCAATACTGGAGAATTAGTATCTGCATCCCAAGAACCCATAAATCTTAAACCACCTGCTAATCCATTTACTTGTGATTGTAGTTTACCAAATCCTTCAACTATTGTATCTGTTGCTAAAACAGAACTTGCAGAAGGAGAAGTTAATCCTGTTAATACTTTACTTGTTACTGAATTATTGTCTAATGTTACTGCACCACTTACATTACCTGTTCCGTCTATACTCGATAGTGTTCCTGTTGCTTGACCTGTTAAAGATAAATCTCTTGCAGTTTCCCAAGCTGTAGCTGTATCTGCATTTCCTGTCAAATCTCCAACAACATTTCCTGTCAAGTTTCCTGTAACATTTCCTACTAAATTTGTTGAAATAGAACTTGGTAATCCTATTTGTATTTCTTGACCTGAACCAGATGTTTCAATTTCATTTGTTGTTCCTACAACACTTAAAGTTTCTGAATTTAAAACTACTGCACCACTTCCTGAATCTGTTGTAAAATCTAAATCACTTGCATTATTTAAACCTTTTACATAAGCAGTTGTCGCTACTTTTGTAGAGTTATCACTTGATGCTTGTGTAGTAGCTACAGAGCCATTTGGTAATGTAACACCTGCACTTGGAAATTGTAAACTTAATCCTTGATTAGAAGCACTTGATTCTATTTGATTTGCAGTTCCTGTTATTGCAAATGTTTGTGTGTTTAAATTAACATCTCCTGTTCCACTATCTCCACTAAAGTCAAGATCAGATGCAGCATCTAAAGTATCTACATAAGATGTTGTAGCAATTTTTGTAGAATTATCCCCTGCTGTTTGTGTAATAGCAGTTGAATTGTCAGGTAAATTAACACCTGTTGAATCTAAAGATAATGTTAATGATTGACCAGAAGCTACTGTTGTTATTTCATTTGTCGTCCCACTTATTGCAAATATTTGTGAATCTAAATCTATTTGACCAGAACCTGTATCTCCTGTAAAATCTAAATCTTCAATAGTAATTTGAGCAGCAACGTAATCAATAATTGCAGCAGTTGTTGGTATAGAAGTATCGTTGTCATTATTTGAAATACCATCTGCAGCATCTACAAACTTACTTATAATTATATTTTCGCCTGTATCTTTTAAAGAGCCAAATTCTAATATAGCAGTAACTTTAAAATCTCCTGCTGTATTCATAAATACCCCACTTGCTAATCCTGAACCGTCTGTTAGCTCTTTTAAACTTGAAGTTAAAGCAGCATTATCAATAGTTTTGATTAAACCTGAATAAGTATCTGATATTCTTGTGTTAAATAGACTTGCCATATTTTTTATTTTTTATTTCTTGTTTCTTTAAAAACGTTTTCAGTTTTTCTATATTTTTTTGTTTTGGTTTATATCTCATAATACCCAGCCATTAAATAATGCATCATAGTCAGGATAAATGTCGTCATTTGTGTTACTTGTGTATTCAGGATAGTCTGATTGATTAAACGACATAAAATCAATAAAACGTCTTGAATAATATTCCATAAATTCACGAGCTTTGTCTACTAAATAATCTACTTCGTTCTTACTTACTGTTTCGCTTGTTTCTGATCTATGTTTAAATACACCACCATTTTTTATAGCATAACTTGCAAATGGAATATAATATACTTGAGCTGCCCATATCAACATTGGCTGTAAATATGTGTTAAGTAATGTTTTGTATTTAGCATTAGCTACGTCATCAATTTCTCCATTAGCAATTAATGTAGATATTTTATTGTATAAGTCTGTACCTGTATAGTTTTGTATATCTATTTCTTGAGCTATCTTGATAAACTGTATAAATTTATCAGTATCTACGTTGCCATCTATTATGGAATTTCTAACTAAATCGGTTCTATTTATAAATAATGCTGTTGCCATAATTTTCTATTTTGGGTATGCTCCTTGATTAGGCATATTAACTGGTGCTATTTGTGATTGTTTAGTTCCTCTTGGATTCTTAATATAAGTTTTAGGTATCGTTCTTGTTTTCTTGTAATCACTTAAATCTTTAGATGGTTTAGTGTTTGCTTTTAGTCTATATAATTGACGCATCCATTTATGTCTACAATAAATGCCACCCTTGAATTTAAACAAATCGTATGCTTTGCCTTTATGTCCTAATTCTTTGTTAACTCCCTCTCTTGTTGCTTTGTCAATATCTTCTAATCTATATACAATACCTGATTTAGATAAACGCATCATATTTTCACAAAAATCTCTTGTTGAATTACTTGGTTTTTTAGAACCTACTACATATTTATATCTAATCTTATAGTTTTTAGAATCTAAATAACTAAAGCCATCAGGTTTAGCAGTAATTTCATCTTTTAATTGTTGAAACAAACTCTTTTTTTCATCAATACATATATTAGCCCAGTCCTCATTGCTTATGTCAGAGCCTTCTTGTAATTCGTCTACAAGTTCCCATTCGTCATTTATTACTTCGCCTTTTAAATTTTCTAAAATAACTTCTCCAAGTTCGCTTGACATTTTAATCGGAATACAATTAGGCACTAACCTACCGTTCTTAACCTTTATTCCATATTGTTCATATCCTGCTTGACAAGGTTTTTTTAAATCTACTTCATCGTGTGATTCACAAGGCATATACCAAACCTTATCCCCTTCTTTGTGTTCGTGATGACCAGAACACCCCATTTTTTCAGCTTGTCTTTCTGCTTCTTCTTTAGTTTCGTAAACTTCTAATCCGTCTATTTCTTTAAGATCAGTAGACATTTTAATTCCAGTTTCTTCTTCTATTTCTTCATCTGTTTGTACACTTCTGTCAACATCAGTAAATTCTAATGGCTGTAACGTGATAAAGTATAGGTTTAAGGCTATATTGTTGTAAGCAAGTATATTGTCAAAGCAGTCTATTAAAAGCTCCTGAAACGGTCTTATAACCGTGTTATCCATAAGTAAAGATGCAGTCTTTATTTCATCTGCATTGTTTCCAAGACCTGTATTGTCTTTTATACCTAAAAGCATAGGACTTACTACTCTATGAGCTACTAATACTTTACTTTGTGATTCGTCTGATAAGAATTGGTATTGATTATGAGCATCTGATAATTGAACAGGTGTTATTTCTGCTTGTGCTTCTTTATTGTCGTTAAATGATAATATAAATTTACCTGCATTACTTGTTCCACTGAACTTTTGTGCAATACGTTGCTCTATTAGTTCTCTTTCTTGTGGATTGGGTGTTCCATTATTGAAATTTATAAGCATTGAAGGACTTAAACCATTCATTATATTGTTTAAATGATAGTTACTGATCTCCTCCTCAAGCTCTGCATATTGTATGCCACCTTGATAATCTACTGGTGCATAGTAGTAAAAGCCTGATTTATATGGTTTTATGTAATATATTTCAATGTTTTCTTTTGACATTCCATAAGCTGGTATTCTTAATGGCTTATCACTTGGTTTTAATTTCGACCAATCTTTAAAATAATAGTATGCTGGTATATCTCCATCTTCATTACATTTTTCTGCCCTTAATGTTTCAATAGGCATATGTTCTATTTGAGCAATTTTAGTTCTGTCTTTAGAATAAATTATTTGCATTGCACATTGACCCATTAGTTTTAGATCATAACATAGTTTTCTTACAATATCCTTTTTAAATAATGTAATCATTTCTGCATACTGCTCTGGTTTTCTGTTAGAGTCAGTAGCTCCTAAACCTTTACCGTAAATTTGTTGACTTATACCATTAATACAGGCATTGTTTGTTGGACTTCCATTGTATCTGTCTATTAAAAATTGAAAGTAATTGTTATCTTCCCCGTAACCTACCCATTCTTGGTTTGGAACTTCTGTCACTTCTGGACTTGTATAGGTACTTAAATTAACAAAACTAATTTCGGATTTAGATTCTTTAACAAATTGACCTAAACTATTTCTTTTTCTATTTTTCATATTACAATGTAATCATTATTATAAGAATTGTCTGTTATGTATTGACCTTGATTGATGTTATAGTATAAATTATCCATTTGATCTATTTCTTGGTCTGTACAGAAAATCTTGTCTTTAAATATATCTACAATGTTTGTTGTATCTACATTCCAAAATTCATTATATAATTCCCATAAAAAATAATTAGTATTCCAAAAATTTGGGTCTGTATATAATTCTAAATCGTAAAAATGACCTTCAACTAAAACAGGACTAAATGCTTGACTAAACGTCAAATAATTACCAGATGTTATAGCATTAGAAACTTCATAAATTTGCGTTACATTAGTACTGTCATCTCTAATAGACATAGTAAATTGCGAACCATACTC